GTAGCCAGCAGCATGACCAGATAGATCATAACTCCAATGGTTAGACAACGGAATATCTCCTATGACAGGATTATTCATGATAAGATTACCTTCATAGCGAGCTCTGACAGGAGTAGAACCGATAAATGCAGCGCAATCATCAACTCCAGGAGGTCCAGAAATAAAATGCTTTAATATATTGCCAAATTTCATAAAATTCAAACTAATGATAGATAAATCATTGCCTATATCAACCTTTCGGGAGACATCAACAATTGTATCAAAACTTTGTGATTCAGGCATATTTTTGACGCAAGGTACCTTAACAAGTACCTTAGTATTATTCTCAAAAGCATGTGTATTTACTAGAGCAAGATCTCCTTTTATACCCATAATATGGGTATAATTATTCCCAACTTTCACGAGATGCACATTCTTAGAAACACTCTTAGCTAACTCAAAAGGATCACCATTAAAAACAGGTCTCATAGGGTAAACCCTTTGGTTCCACAACTGGTGATCTTTGACAGCCAAACGTTCATAAGAATTTCCACAACCGTACCTTTTCTCATAATCATTGAGATCGGTATATGGTTTCTCATAAATAGCGCTCTCGGGTAGACAAACACGTTTTTCTTTCTTCTTTTCAGCACCCTTATAATAAAAATAAACAAATGCTGTACTTATAGCTAACATAGTAGCTAAAGTTTTTCCATACGTGGTCCACCAATAAGATCGGAAAATACGATGAGTTGAGAAAGCTCCTACAAAAATCATTAAATCCTTACAATTACCCATAATCTTTGAATGACATTTTCTATCTGCCACATCTAGAACTGAAGGTCCCAAATACAACAATATGTCATTCATTGATACAAAAGGGCTTATCATAGGAAAAATGCCAAACAAACTTAAGATTCCATAGTAGTATAGTAAAATACACATGAGAATCGAGATTGCCAGCCTAATCCTAGAAAATTTAAAGAAAATAATACTTCTATTAGAAACTTCCTTTCCATAGCCATAACGAGCAAGCTTAAACACTAGATACATAAATACCCAGAAGAAAATTGATGAAATCATCGAAATTACTCCAAATGAAGAAGAACCTAGATCACACACAAAATCTGTCTTACTTTTTACTCTTTGCATAAAACTATCAAATAAAATAATATGCTTCTTGTTGTAAAAATAGTCTTTGGTGTTAACATAAACTTC